AAACTCTCCCCCACTTTCTGGGAATCATAGCCCTAGCGACTGTCCCAGCAGACGCTTACGAAGACTCTAGGGCATATCTCTCGTAAGGAGAAAGAACGATGGCTAACACGACCTTTAACGGTCCCGTCCGTTCAGAAAACGGCTTCAAAGTTATAAATGTTGCCGCGTCAACTGGGGCGGTCACGGAAACTTCTTCCGTTGCTTCCACGGGTATCTTTACCAACAAGTACATCAAGCATGTCGGTTACGCCACGGGCGTTACTGTTAATACCACGGCTGGCGATAGCCCCGCGATTGGTGAGTTCACGCAACCCGCCAATACGATCATCACCAACATCAAGATATTCTGTGCGACGTCTCCAGTAATTGGATCTGGTGATATTGGCTACGAGGTCGGAACTTCCAGTTCCGGTGCCCAGATTGTGGCGGCGCAAACAGACGAGATTTTGGACGCCGGGACCACCGTTGTAGTGGGTAATGTCACGGTAACGTCTTTGGTTCTTCAGACACAGGACACCACGACTGCTCCCGCATCCGTCCAATACGCGTCCGCAGAAAGAACCATCTACTGCAACATCACTAACACGGTAGATGCCACCACGGCAGGCTCCTTCACATTCATTATTGAATACGTGCAGATTGCGTAGATTAGAGTGGGGAGTAGTCTCCCCACTCTTCCTGAAAGGAGGCTGTGATGGCTGATGCTGTAACTGCTACGACCGTGCAAGATGGGCCTAGAAAAGCTGTTATCTACTGCACGAACACGAGTGATGGGTCCGGGGAAGCTGCCGTTACAAAGGTAGACGTTTCGGCACTTTCGTCTTTGCAAGACGGGACGGCCTGCACAGGGGTTCGTATTGAGAAGATTACGTTTACCAATGTCGGCATGGGTGCCAAAATTCTTTGGGACGCCTCTACTGATGTTATTGCAGCGGAACTCCCAGCGGATTATTCAGATACCTTAGACTATTCCGACATAAGCGGTCTTCCTAATGTCGCGGCCTCTGGCGGCAAGACCGGAGATATCCAGCTTACAACGGTGGGGCATACCAGCGGGGATACTTACTCAATAGTCCTTTACTGTTTGAAAGAATATTAATAGGAGCCTGAGGAATGGCTGAAGATCTAGGACGCAAAAACGAGTTGGAGATCCTGGAGATTCGGGGGGATATAAAGCTGTTGGACCAGAAGCTGGATACTATAAAGAACAACGACTTATCCCACATACAGAAGGCGGTGGATGGTATCCAGAAGTTTATGTGGGCTGTAGGGTTGATGGTTCTGGGCCACTTGGGAGTTTCTATAAAGACTGCTCTTTGGGGCTAACATGAAAGGTTTCTCATACCATGGCTGTTTCCGGGTCTAAGGACTTTGAACCTAATGTAGCAGACTACGTGGAGGAGGCCTTCGAACGTTGTGGCCTCGAATTCCGTACAGGTTACGACGCAGAAACTGCCCGTCGATCCATGAACTTCTTGTTTGCGGATTGGGCTAATCGCGGACTCAATCGCTGGACTATTGACCAAGTCAGCCAGACCGTTGCCTCCGGTATCTCGTCCTATCCTGTAGGGGTTATAACGGCCACTGTCGGATCTTCTGCGAGCTTGACTCTTGGGGAAACCATAACAGGTGGAACCAGCGCCGTAACTGCATCCATCATAACGAAGCCGAGCGCCACGACGATAACTCTGACCGTACCCTCGGGTACTTTCACGTCGGGAGAGACCATAACAGGTGGAACCAGTTCGGCTAGTACAACGATTAGCGCAAGTCCGAGCCTTGATGATGTTCAGTCTACCATTGATATCTTGTCTGCTGTAGTTCGCCGTAGCGACTCTGATATCTCCATCAGCCGGATTAGCCGGGACGATTATCTAAGCATTCCCACAAAGTCGTCTACGGGAAGGCCTATACAGTTCTATGTAGATCGGCAGATAACACCGGTCGTTAAGGTATGGCTTACCCCTGAGAACAACACGGATATTATAATTTATGACCGCCTTGTCCGGATAGATGATGCGGATGCGTCAGTAAACACCGTCGAGGTCCCCTTCAGGTTTTATCCCTGTCTGGCAGCGGGTCTGGCTTACTATATCTCAATGAAAAGAGCCCCCGATAGGATGCAATTCCTGAAGGCCGTCTATGAGGAGGAGTTCCTCAGAGCCGCCGAGGAAGATAGAGATCGGGCAAGCTTCAGCGTTGTTCCTTCATATAGTTATCTGAGCGCGACATCATAATGGCACGGTTTGCTTCAAATAAGTATGCCTTGGGCATTTCGGACCGTTCCGGTGCCGCATACCGTTTGAGAGACATGCGGAAAGAGTGGACCGGAATGCTCGTCGGAAAGGACGAATGGGAATCCAAGCAGCCTCAGTTGATGGTCTTAAAGACTCCCGCAGACCCGGAAGCCCTGCGCAATCCGCGACCCGATAGGACGGAACCGGCGGTTACCGTGCTTCTTCCCTTTGACTCTTTTCGTTCGGGAAGTAGTGGATCTGCGACCATAACAGTTACAGAACCGGGGCACGGAAGAAGCACGGATGATACGGTTCGGTTCCGAGATGTAGACCCCCTCGACGGGTTTTCCTCGGCAACTATCGAAAGTTCTGTTGGATATTCTATAACTAAAGTTGATGATGATAGTTACACGTTTAGCGCCAGCAGTGGAACCGCAACAACGGGTGATGTAGAAGGGGGCGGTGGGGTCTCGTCTGCGGGCCCGGTAACCGTGAGCGCATAAAATGGCTTTTACTTTTACAACATTAAAAACCGCTATTCAGGATTATACGGATAATACGGAGACGACCTTCGTAAATCAGCTACCCCGATTTATCCTGAATGCCGAAGAACGCATCCTGAAAGAGTGCCAGTTAGACGACTTCAGGAAGAATGTGTCGGGTACGGTCACGCAATCGGTGAAGTTCTTGACAAAACCGACAGATTTCCTGTCCCCTTTCTCCCTGAGTGTTGTGAACAGTTCCAACAACGAGTTCCTTTTATACAAGCATGTGACCTTCATTCAGGACTACACCCCGGACCCGGCCACCACGGGTGTGCCCAGATATTACGGGGATTGGGACGAGAATAGTTTTATCATGGCTCCCACACCTGATGGTAACTATGCAGTCGAACTGCACTATTTCTACCGCCCCCAGTCCATTACTGCATCTGATGATGGGACAAGTTGGCTTGGTACAAATGCGGAGCTATGCCTCTTATACGGTAGCTTGATGGAAGCCTATACTTTTATGAAAGGTGAAACGGAACTATTGACGCTTTATAACAGCAGGTTCCAAGAATCCATCGAATGGCTGAAGAATTTAGGGGAAGGCGAGCAGACTCAGGATCAGTACAGGTACGATGTCGTCCGAAAAGGTGTCCAGTGATAGATAAGAATTTGAACGGCGCAGAGGTCGCCATTGTAGGTCTTGGCGGGACACAAGGCATTTTCACTTCCTCTGCCGCTAACGGCAAGATTTATGACGAGGTCTGGGCTATCAACTCCATGATGGTCCCGATCAAACATGACCGCGTTTTTATGATGGATCCAGCATCAAGGTTCTTGGATACTGAAAATGCGGGTGCCCAGACTGATGCAATGCGGGAAATCTTGGGAGAGCACCCCGGACCAATCTACACCTGCACTCTGGATGAAAGGGTTCCCGGCGCTGTTCTTTATCCTCTCGAAGAAGTAGTTAAGGATACGGGACTTTGCTATTTTAACAACACGGTTCCTTATGCCATAGCTTTCGCTATTTATCATAAGGTTAAGAAACTCTATTTATACGGGATCGACTATTCCTATAAGTCTAACTTGGTTATGGCGGAGGCAGGAAGGGCTTGTGCCGAGTTCTGGCTTTCCGCTGCTATTGCACGAGGTACGAAGGTGGAAGTTGCCCATGGTTCCACCCTCTTGGACACCAACGTCCCCGAAGAAGAGAAGCTTTACGGGTATCATCGGCTAGACGATCCCATGGTTTTGTCTATCTCAGAGGGCTCTCTGACGGTAGCAAAAAGGTCAGAATCCACTCCTCCAGAGCCAACAGACAAGTCTGTCCTGTACGGCAGGCATGACAAGGTGGTTTTATTGAAAGAAGCCGTAAATGTTTGATGTAGGTGTTTCTCTCACCGTAGGTGACGTTGAGGTAGTAACAACGAATAACAGGGGTCTTTCGGTGGAAGAAGCCGCTCAAATGGCTGTAAACAAGATACTTTATGTGTCTAAAGACGCTCCGGAGCCTCTTCGTGAACAGGCAATAGCCTTTAAAGATACAGTGCATGAGGTTATAGTCCATTACATGAAATATGCTGTGGACCAGGATAGAGCGACCATTGCCGCCAAGTTAAGGGAAGCTGGTCTCCCCGAACTGGCGAATAATTTAAGGAGCCTTTGAGATGGCAATTACAACAGCGATGTGTACATCATTCAAGGGTGAGCTACTGTCTGCCACCCATGATTTTGATGCCTCTGGTGGAAACAGTTTCAAACTGTCTTTGTATGCCATAGGAAGTGGCGGCAAGAGTTCCACTACAGCAACCTTGG